ATTTTATTTTTCCCATTATATTCCTTTAATTATTATTATTTCTCTCACCCTCAGACAAGTTCACATCCCCGCTTACTATCTCTTTACTTTTTGTTATTTTTATTTCTACTTCCTTCTACCTTTCTTTTTATTTTATTTTCCCATTATATTCCTTTAATTATTATTATTTCTCTCACCCTCAGACAAGTTCACATCCCCGCGTACTATCTCTTTACTTTTTGTTATTTAATTCTACTGATTCTACCATCTACCGGTAGAATTTATTAATAATTTCTATTAATCTCGTAGATGCTTTTGCTATTTTTATTTCTACTTCCTTCTACCTTTCTTTTTATTTTATTTTCCCATTATATTCCTTTAATTATTATTATTTCTCTCACCCTCAGACAAGTTCACATCCCCGCTTACTATCTCTTTACTTTTTGTTATTTTTATTTCTACTTCCTTCTACCTTTCTTTATTTTATTTTTCCCATTATATTCCTTTAATTATTATTATTTCTCTCACCCTCAGACAAGTTCACATCCCCGCTTACTATCTCTTTACTTTTTGTTATTTAATTCTACTGATTCTACCATCTACCGGTAGAATTTATTAATAATTTCTATTAACCTCGTAGATGCTTTTGCTATTTTTATTATTATTATTATTATTATGTTATATATAACAAGTATAAAGATATTTTTTTATATATAAAAATGAAACAAGTAGGATCTTTTTGGTTCAGTAATTACACTCGAGAAGAGCTTGAGTCATACACACATCAACTAGAATGTGATCTTGCTACTAGTGATACACGCTTAGAATCTCGTATGGACAATTTATTTAAAGAAAACTACTCTTTACGTAATGAAATTTTTGAATTGAAAGAGAATATTCGTGTTCTCACTGCACAAATTAATGAATCTGATCTCTTCATAGAAGGTATCAAAACATTATTATCTAATAAGAATTATAATAAACTTAGGGTTTTATTTGAACTAGATCCTCCCCCTCCTCCTTTTTCTGGCTGTCGTTATTCCTGTACTGATTGTATTAAAGATGGTTTAACTCCTCATGAAATATGTAATTTTTGTAATGATGATTGCGCTAATTGTAGAAGTATTACAGACGCAAAACTTAAAATCGGAAAACAATCACTTGAAAAACAAATACGTAAGGAAATTAATAGAGATAATAGAGAATCTGCTAATCAAGATACAATCACTACAATGTTGGACAATTCTCCTCAAATACTTAATTCTACTCCAGGTCTTATTCAAAATGACAGATACTTATTTATTACTTTAACAGTTAGTCCTACATGGGGTTCTCGTGAATATCTTACGTCTCAATTAATTAAAAATTTTAATAAAATGTCTCCTCCATCTTACTGTCCTATCGCTACTGCTTATGTTGTTGCTGATAATGAGTCAGGCATTGTTCATCTTCATGGATTGGTAAGATTCGACTGGGAAAACATCGATAAGAAAAAATGCAAAATATCTGAGTCAACTGCTATCTTTAAAAATACAATCCAAAGAGAAGGTACCAAAGGTAAAGCAAATCAAGAACTGGGAAGGACTACTCTTACAACTATTAGTAATTATAGTAATAGAAAATATACAACTTCACCTTCTTCCATCATTGAAAAATGGGAATATATGAGAAATCAACATGGACAAATTTACGAACCAACTGGTGATAATTTAGACAAATTCTTATAAATTATTTATATATAATTTGATGTTATATATAATTAAGTATAAAGTAATAGTTATCTAACTAAAAGTAATTATATCAAATGGAAGAAATAATTACTCCATATGTCACTGCTGATGATAGAATATTTATGTATGTTACTCAATCTCAATTAATTGCAATTCGTATCGCTATTGATGCTCTTAATAAACGCAGAATCCTACTGCGTAATAAAATGGCTGAAAGACGAGATATTAAAGGCCCTACTAAGGCATATAAACCTATAATTAAAATTGATTTTCCTAAACCATTACTTCCTTCCAATTTACCGAAACTTCTTCCTGTAAATATACCTTCTCCTCCTGTTCAATCTCTATCTATAATGCCACAATATATTCCCACTCCTGTCATTTCTATGCCTCAATATCCACTTATTATTCCTAAAAATGTTTAAATTATACATTCTATATGTATAATTATTATCTTTTCCCCTCTCGTATAGTGATGACTCAGGTATAAATCGATGAACTATCACCATGGTTCATTGAACCGTTAATAGGTCGTAAATTATTACGAATAATAATACTATTGATAGTAGTATAATGTAAAGGTTTCCCCTTTCTACCAACCAAATCACGCTGAGATAATAATCGACTAATAGAGGAGACTGATATATTTGGATTTTCATTAATAATATCACGGATGATACTAATAACGAACTGTTCAGATTCGATAGGTACTAATTGTTTATCGACCATTTTCCAGCCATAACAAGGTTTAGTTCGAAGAGTATTTTGTGAAGACATATTTTGCATGACACTAGATATCCTAGATTTGATTTGTTTACGTTCAATTTCAGCCATAGTGGACATTAACTTAACAAAGCCTTCACCAAACTCTGAAGTTAGATCAACAGGAGAATCTAATACAATTAATTTGCATAATTTATTACGTATAATTTTATAGATCTCAATAAACTGATCAGTACTTCTACTGAGACGAGACATAGCACTACAAACGACGACCATACCTGTTTCTAATTCATTGAGCATTAATTGGAGTTGAGGACGATCTAAAGTACCACCACTTTTTGCAGGTTCCTCATAGTACTTAACTATTTTAATTTTATGATCTTCGCAATATTTAGTGACGGCTGCTTTTTGATGTTCAAGACTATTACCATCTTCGGCTTGCATCTCAGTAGAGACACGAGTATAAGTTACTCCTAATTGCCAACCAGGAGGTAATTCTTCTGGAGGACAATTGCCAATTTTGATAGCATTTTCTTTACGTCGAAGTTGCATAAAAGTAGCACGAATATTATTAATATCATTAATAGAAGACATAGTACTTTTATTTCGAATCAATTATTTTTTTATAGTTTTTCTAGAAAATGTATAAGGATCTCCTTTCGCTAATCTATTTCTATTTTTATTATTATTATTAATTTACCTAAAAAAATTTATATTTATAATAAATATAAATGGCTACAAAATATCCCGAATTACTTAATAATGACGATAAGGATTACATATTCAATCAATTCGAGTCTGAATTGAAATCACTAACAGCACGTTTTGATCGCTTGTACAAGACTACTTACTTCAAAGATAATGTCGATGTAGAAAAATTCAAAATAAATACACCTCTTCCTCAAATTTCATTGTCAAAAGTATCACCTATCCAACCAACTAATGATATACCAGATGATAATAGTGATAGTGATGATGATGATGACGATTACAGCGAAGTAATTGGTTCTTCATCTAAAATTACTAATGGATTTATGCATAATGCTAATCCATTCAAAAAAGAAAATAGAACTACACCGAGAGATAGAAAGAAGGATGCTCCAATTCATGTTGAGGCAGAAATTAATGGTACTAAAGTACAGAGATCATATACAAGTGAAAGACATAAACAATTCGGACTATTCAAATCAATACAATATGCAAATTATTTGAAACAGATGAAAGAAGCAAGATTACCACCATCATGGACATCATTTATGAAATTAGCTGGTGATAAATGGAAGACATTAACATCAGAAGAGAGAGCTGATCCAACAATTAATATTAATTGGGTACAGTAAATGGCATTGGAATATGAATTATCAAAACAAGATATAGAAGAGATAGCGAATCAAAGAATTACTATAATAACTGCACAGAATAAAACAATTATTCTTAACAGTATTTTTAATACGCCAATCAATAAACATAATACACCATATCTAGTACATTATCAAACAGATAATCATGGTAGAACTATTGTAGGTCATTGGGCTTGTATGATCATTAATAAATATAATAAGACAGTGTATTGGTTTGATAGTTATGGTATATTCCCTGATGATGAACTCGATTTTATTCCCTATAGTTATCGACGAATTACTAATCAGAAAAATAGATACATTGGTAATTTCTTATATACATTGATGAATCGAGGATATAAAATAAGTTATAATGATAAACAATTACAGAGGTTAGGAGATGGAATAGCTACTTGTGGTAGATATTGCGCATTATTTATTGCATTACAACCAATAACTCCGGAAGATTTTGTTGCTTATTTAAATGAATTCAAACCATCAAAATATCCTAATGGTTATGATGATATTGTGACAATTATCACATCTAAGATAATAGATAATTAATTACCAAAATAAATTTATTATTATTATATTTATGATAAATATAATGGCTACACTACATAGTATTCCTAAAGATCTTCTCATTGATCCAATTATCGCTAAACCATCTCCCACATATTTAATCGAACGTGGTGCTAAAGAATATAACTTTCAACGTTATATATGTCAGACTTGGTCCAATTCTTCAATGAATTTTCAAGTAATTCCACCTAATAATCAAGTATTTGTTGATCGTGTTATGTATATTGAAATGCAAATGCAAACTACTTTCACAACTGCTTCTGGTACTGGTACTGTTTTCCCTGGTAATACAACTGAAGGTGTATGTTCTCTTCGTTGGATGCCCTTGAATTCTGGTTCAAGCAATATTGAAGTACAGATTAATAATAGTACTGTCAATATTAATGGTTATGATTACTTGGAACCACTTTGTAGATATAATCAAGATAAAGACTTTGAGAATTTAATGTTATCTGTTGGTCCATCTATGCACGATCATGGTACTTATGATCAATCTTATAATAGTAATTTATCTCCATTAGCTAGTTTCTTTTCTAATTCAGTACAACAACCACGTGGTGCTATTCAAGGAACAATTGTATCTCAAGGTACTGGTACTGCAGTCGTTAACTGGCATTGGTATGAACCAATTATGATCTCTCCATTAGTATTTTCAAAGTTAAGAACACCAGGTTTCTATGGTGTTAATAATCTTACCTTTACTTTTACTTTGAATAATATTAATAATTGGTTATCGTATGATAATGTCAATGGTACTCCATTAAATGCTTCTTCTGGTATTTCTAACTCTTTATTAATTGCTAATCCTATCTTGTATATTAATTATCTCACACCACTTGTTCCTTTACCAGTCCAAGATAATTACTTATATCCATATTATAAAGTTATTGAATTCAAAACTGAAGTAGGTTCTATAGCTGCTGGTGCAAGTGCATCTGTTACTACTAATAATATTCAATTAACAGCTATTCCTTCTAAGGTATTTATTGTTGTTAAACAATATAATTCATCAAAATCATGGTCTAGTGCTGATATTTATGGTTATATTTCTAATATTAAATGTGATTATCTCAATAAGACTAATATTCTTGCTAATGCATCACCTCTTGAACTTTATGAACGTTGTGTCTCTAATGGTTATAATTATTCTTGGATTGATTGGTCACAATACTCAGGTTCTGTTATATGTTTAGATTTCGGACGAGATATGCCATTAGATGATGGTTATGTCGTTGGTCTTCAAACTGCTATGAACTTCCAATCTACTATTACTTTTACTAATTTATTTCCAGATACTACATCTTTTACTGTCTTTGTCATTGCATTATATGATGGTGTCTTCAGTATTGATAATGGAATTGCTATGACTGAAACTAATCTTGTTACTCCTGAAGATATTGCTTCCTCCTCTCCTATTGATGCACAACAATCACAAGTTGCTTCTGAGATTAGTTCTTATGCTCAAGGTGGTGACTTTGCTGGTACTGCTCGTAAATTCGTTCGTTCCGCCGCTAATACTGCTCGTCGTGGTTATAATTTCTATAAAGAAAATCAACCAGCCTTCAATAAAGCATTTAATGTCGCAAAAGTAGTTGGTCAATCTGCTGCTGAGTTACTACCATATTTACTTGCTGCTGGTTTTGATGAATCTGAAGCTTATGAACATCTTCGTAGAAAAGGTTATGATAAGCATGAATTACAAGGGTTAGGTTTATCTGGTGCTGGTCTTTCTGGAGCCGGTAGTAGAAACTATTCTGGTGGTAAATTAATTAAAGATAGTCGATCACTACTTACTGGTATTATACGTCCATCTCTTAGTCAAAGATACTAAATAGTACATATAAATTATTAAAAAAAAAAATTATATATCTATTATGCAGATATATAAATTATGGAGAAGAAACCTCGAATAAGAAGTGAATGGAACATTTATGTTCAAGATCATTATAAACAGGTACAAAGCAACTATCCTGGCTTACCCGCCTATGAAATAATTAAAATTTTATCACAGGAATATCACAGTCTTTATCCACATGGGACACGTATTTCTAAAAGTGAAAAATATCAAATTAAACATCAACCAAAGCATCAATGGCAAGAATTTGTTCATAATAACTTTAGTAGATATCAAGCTATGTATCCAGAATTAAATCCATCAGCTATCATGATAGTATTATCTCAAGTATATAGCGGTATTCCTGATGATAAGCTTGTTATACGTAATACAACTGGGGGTAGAGCTCCTTCTAAGAAATCAAAATCTAAGAAACCAAAAGTCATTCAACCAGTAAGAATATAATTATATTAATTAATTAATATAATTAAAAATGTCTGCTAATATCATCACCGATACAAGTTATGTCAAGGGAGCTCCTGACTCTCGTCAAATTAATGGTCGTTTATATAATCTTATGCTAGATGGACAATTACAAGGTCCTACTGGTGGAAGTTATATAATTGATAATATTAATTATTCTTTATCTGATCCAATTAATGGTAAGACTGATATTTATGCTCTTCTTAAGAATAATGATACAGGTCAAACATTACTTCAAGTAGAAGCCAATAATAATCATCTTTTATTTGTATCTAATGATGGTCAGATTATTTCTACTCCTAATACTATTAGTGGTTATGAATCTGCTATTATGCAATTTGGAGATACTAATAACCTTAAAATTATTTCTAATGATTCTGTTAATGCACAAGGTACTACTGGTTATTTTGGTCCTGATTCTATTACTCTTACTTCTCTGAAATCAAATTATCAAGGAAGATTAGTTGTATCTAATATTTATACACAACTTTATCATAATAATAACAACGGTGATTATTCTATTTGTGAAGTTAATGAAGGATCATCATTTTTATCTGCCGTAAATCATAATGGTAATTCTACCATTCTTAATATGACTCCAACTACCGTTTCTTTAACTGGTATTCCTACTATTAGTTCTGATAATACACTTCTTATTAATTCTCTTAATGGTAATATTACACAAGCTCCTGCTTATAATGTTCAACTTGTTGGTACTGGTCAACATTTATTCGTTACTGGTGGTTCTTCTGGTACTCAAAACTTCAGAGGTCTTACTGCTACTGATGGTTCTATTACTTTTACTCCAAGTGCCACTGATATAAATCTTTCAATTACTAATCCATATGGTCCTAACTATGGATTTTCCATTGGATATGATCAAACAATTGCAGCTGTTAGTACTGGGTTCCAAGGACTTACTGGTGGTACGTTATATAATACTGGTCAATTTTATGATCCAAATTCAATGTTTAATCCTGCAGGATTTACTGTTCCTTATGCAGGTAAATGGTTAATTACTATTGGATGCAATACTCAAGCAACACCTACTATAGGATGTTGGTCTAGATTATATAATAGTACTACACCTACTAATTACAATGTAAATAATTATTTATTTGGTAATAATCTGAGTACTTTTACACCTATTTTAGGACAATATTTTGGTACCACATCTTCAAATATTATAGAAATGAATACAACTGATGTATTTATTCCTCAAATATTATGTTATGCTTCAAGTTATCCAGGTACTATTACATTCTTATTATCGATGAGATATCTCGGATCATAACTAGTATAACTAGTATAAATAATAATAACAGTATTAATAGGGAAGGTGGGCCCGTTCTTTGTTGAATATATATCTCACCCGTAACACATGAGTGTTATGTATACTTCAGAATTATTATACGTTTTTGTTGCATTATAATATATACTATTCCATAGTACATATAAATATTTACAAAATTATTAATCATATATGGTAAAAATGAAATATATGATTTCTATATTCATGGAAAACAATATAAAATGGTCATAATAAATAATGATATTACTATTCCTTGTAATAAAATTTATGGTACTACTTATATACTATCTAATTTTGGTGTGAGATATGAATTATATGATATTAATACTGATATTACTACAACGTACTATTTTCATGATGATTTTGATCCACAAGATATGGATGAAGTAATTTATTGTGCGACTCCACGTGCTCATAATTTTTATTATGATATCGATAGTGGTACTATTAAAGAATTAAAATCTTTCAAAATTAAATCTGATCTTCATAGAGAAGATGGGCCTGCTTTAATAAGATCAGATGGTTTGCAAGAATGGTGGTACAATGGGATAGTACATCGTATTGATGGTCCAGCTATTATTCGTCCTGATGGCTCTTCTTGTTATTATATCAAAGGACATAGAGTAAGCAAGAAAACACATAGTATGCTATCCAATTTCTATAAATAATATATACATCATTGATGTATATATTAACAATTGTAAATAAATATACTTCATATTTTTAATAATTGTATAATTATTTATAATGCATAGAGAGAGTCATGAGTAATAAGAGCTTGTGGATATTTCGTATGTACTATCAAGCATCTTGTTTTGAATTCATTCATAATGAGATCTATTACATCCTTCTCTAATCCTATATAATTCTGTAAACAATTCCTTATTTGTCTTCTTTGTGTTTGTGGAAATACATGTAAGAAATCCATCTCTAATAATAATGTTCTTGTCTTGTTATAATCCAATAATTGATGCTTTATCATTATAACTGATGTTCTAAAATGTCTTCCAATTGATAGTGCTGGATTTATTAATTCTTCATATAATACCTTCTCAAATCTCTTATCTGTTATTGCTTCCAAATCATCAAATACTATTATTGAATCTGCAAATTCACATTTTTGATCTTCGAAATCTGCTTCTGGGTTAGATATAAATCTTATCTTAGTTTCTTCATCAAAGAAATTAGTCTTAATCATATTAGGATCTGTTATGTTAATTAAGAATGGTTTCAATTTCTTTAATTCTTTATTATCATTCACTGTTGATACGAATATTATATTATTTTCTGGAAACTTCTTCTTATATTCTCTTAATATCTTAATTGCTTGATATGTCTTTCCTGATCCAGCTGGTCCTGCAATATAATGTACTTCACGCTTCAATTCTTTATTATGTCTCTCTTTTGGCAATAATTTGAATACTCCTTCATTTAACTTCACTGAAGGGCCTAATATCTTTTTATTATTTACTCCTTTCACATCTTCGGTATCTACAAAGCTTATTTCCTTGCCTGAATTTTTACCTCCATCTATTTTTACCTGAAAAAATGTATTTAAGTCTTTCTGATCAGAGTAACTCTTAGTCACAAACATACTATTTAATATAAGTATTTAATTATTTGTTATGTCTATACAATATATAATAATTATTTTATATATTAAAATATCAATGATGCGTAGTAATCTCCCTATCAGAAACACTTAAATACATTTTTTCAGGTAAAAATGTATTTAAGTCTTTCTAATCAGAGTAACTCTTAGTCACAAACATACTATTTAATATAAGTATTTAATTATTTTTTATTTCTATACAATATATAAAAATTATTTTATATATTAAAATATCAATGATGCGTAGTAATCTTCCTATCAAATCTGGTTCCCCAAATCTTGTTGCTAACCAATTAGTAGATATTAATCCTAATACTACTAATAGTGACTTCGTATATTATGATTGTACTTCTCATAACTATTCTCTTACTGATTTTATGCCTGCTTCCTATGATCAGACTCAGAATATTCCTATTATTAACAAACCTTCTGATTATAAATTAGCTGTTGTACGTCTTGATTGTAATATTAATGATGTTCCTATGTTCTATACTGCTAATCAAGATATGTCCTTTACTCTTACTTATTCTCCTGATAATCTTACTAGTACTCAGACCTTATTTAATGGTACTAATACTGCTATTTATCTCTATCAACAAGTTCTCGATGAATATAATTCATTACTAATTACCGCTTGGAATAGTATTATTTCTCAATATGATGCTATTCATGGCCCTGGTTCTTGGGAAAGTGATCCAACCAAACCTCATAATTATCCTGGTATTACTTATGATGAATCTACTGATCGGTTTACTTTATATATGGATGCCACTGCTCCTAATGTCGTTGTTTGGTCTTCTACTTATTTACTCACTTCTCTATTCTTCGGTGTTAATGCTCTTCCTCAAAATGTTAACTTCTTAGACATAGGTCAAGGTGGCCCTTATAATTTTGTATTCTCTCCCACCTTTGGTAATACTAATATTGTTACTCTTTCTAGTGGTTCTACTGGTTTTACTGGTCCTTATATCGCTAATATTCAACAATACTCTTCTAGTTCTAGTTGGTATCAAATTCGTAAAATTGTACTCTTATCTAGTACTCTTACTTGTCGTAAAGAGTATATTGGTCCTTCTAATACTGATTCCTCTTCTAGTATTATTCGTTCCACTCTTACAGATTTTAGTATCAACGTATCTAATTCTGGTAATGAAAATCCTCTTACTAAATACATCTATTATCCTGCTGCTGAATATCGTTATATTGATTTATTCGGTAGTGAACCTCTCTATCGTCTTCAATTCTTTTTATATTATTCCACTGATACTGAAGCTATTGCTCCTATTATGATTCCTCCTGGTAAATCATTCAGTATTAAATTATTATTTACCAAACGTGTTGTATAAAATATTTATATCTATATATAAATATGTGTGATATTTCTTCTATTCAAAAACATATCCTTACTGATTTTTCTAATACTCTTATTAAGAATAAAGTAGAACGTTTCCTTCTTGTTTATAATTCTTTTGTTGAATTATATACCAAGTGTGATAAAGATATTAATCAAATCAATCTTCATTATTTCGATCAATGTCGTTTTATTATAGATGCTTTAATATCATATATTAATGATCCACAACATTACAAAGATATCGATTTTCATATAGATTCTATTGAGATTAAATACAATGATTTACTTAATTCAAATATTGATAAAATTCAAATGACTAAACAAGATTTTTTAGATCAACATAAGAATCAATATATTCACATTGATAAAGATGGTAAATATCGTGTTTTACCTCATGCATTAATTCCTTCTAATATTAATGATATTATTGATGTTCATACTCATAATTCTATCTAATCTCATCTAATCCTAATATCTTAAACAGATATTAGCATCTCTTTTGTTGTTGTTGTATTAATTGTGATAATAATTCCTAAATGACATCAACACAAAAAAATAAGAAAAGAAAATGACATAGAGAGATAAAGAAAGTTGATGAGCACCTTTTGCTATTTTAGTTATCATAGTAGTACTGTGATAACTTTTATTAAATAATATGAGACAATTACTAATAGCAAAAGTTACTCATCATCTTTCTTTATCTCTCTATCCCATTTTCTTTTCTTATTTTTTTGTGTTGATGTCATTTAGGAATTATTATCACAATTAATACAACAACATCAAAATTAGAAAATAAAATGACATAGAGACATTATTACATCAACAACAAATTAGATGCTAATATCTATTTAAGATATTAGGATTAGATTAGACAATTTATTCAAGTCTTACATTCTTCAATATTTTTAGTATCTTCCTCTCTTGATTTTTTTTTTTCATTGTTTTCTAGCTATACTTTCATTTATTTCCCACAGTAATTTATTAGTTTCTACCCAAAATCCCCTCCCAAATTCATATGATTCAAAATCTAAATGAAAATCTTCCCTATCGCTATATGTCGTCCTCGCTACATATTTTTCATTATACACTATATATTCAAGTCTTACAATGTTGAATATTGATAGTAACTTGATACATTCTTCACTTCCTCTCTTGAAAATGTTTGTATCGTTGTGACATACTATATCATCGTTTTCATCCATTGATAATACTAGACAAAATCCTCCATTACTGGAATCTCTATTACTAACATACGCTTTAGTTGTTAGTTGATATCCTTTTTCCTTTACTTTCTTAAATGCTTCTACAATAAATTTTTCACAGTTCATTTTACTCATCTCCCCCTTTGATTTTATCTATTTCTTTTATTATTGTTTTTATTATTCATTTTATGTTTAACATCTATTTTTATTTATTATATATATGGGTAGATTTGCATATAACATGGATTGTTATATGGGTACATTCGCTTATCTTATTATTACCCTATTTTCCTTTTTTAAAGTACTTTCTTATCTCTTCGTATTCCCTATTACATTCTTCACAGTAACATCCTTTATTATTCATATCTACTCCTTCGAACTTTATTTCTTTTCCCATCTTTGGTACTTTCTCTTCTTTTATCCATTCTCTTATTCTTCTATATATTTCTCTCGTCTTTTCATGTCTTTCCTCCCTCATTTTTTCTTATTCTTCTTTCTCTTTATACTTGTTATATATAACATCTATTGTTACGCGATTCTACCCATATAACATTCCATGTTATATGCAATTCTACCCTTTCACCTTCTCCTTCTACCTTTCTTTTATTTTATTTTTCCCATTATATTCCTTTAATTATTATTATTTCTCTCACCCTCAGACAAGTTCACATCCCCGCTTACTATCTCTTTACTTTTTGTTATTTTTATTTCTACTTCCTTCTACCTTTCTTT